CTGTGATTAACTTCTTGTTAGTTGCACCAAGTAGGATAGTAGACGCTTCACCGCCTTGTGTCCATACTTTTTCTGCAGCCAAAAGAACATCAGCTTCAACCATTGCAGCGTGTGTGCTAGTAGTACCAGCATCTACAACATTAGTTGTAATAAAGTTAGCAGCACCACGAGTCTCACGAGCTGTTGATGCGTTACCCGCAGCGGCAGCGTTGTCAGCTAGTAGTGAACCTTCCATATCACGCTTAAGCTCTTTAGAAGCCTTTGCTAATTGGTGAGCCATTTCTGACTTCTTACCAGCGTTGTTGACTGTCTCGTGAGTTCCAGTAACCTCAACAACTTTCTTAGAAATTTGTGTTTGGTTAGTTAGACGAGTAGTCGCAGTAGTTGCAGCCGTACCAGCAGCAGCTCCTTCAACGTGATAGTTATTAATTACAGCAGCAGCGAGTGCGTCTGTTTGCCACTCAAATAGAGTGTTAGATACTGAACCCTTGCCAGCAATGCTGGATAAGAACGGAGTATCCGTTGGTGAAATATCATAGATGACATCTGACAAATCCTCACGGATTGCAGTTGCATCATATGTTTTGAATTGTGTAGGCATTACCTATCTCCTTAAAGCATATCATAAAAAATAGAAGCGGCATCATCTTGCTTGCCTGACTTCTGTAACCTTGCACGCTTTTTCTTAATAGCTTCAACTTCTGTATCTTCTTTAGAGTTTCCTCTTCCAGATTTTTGTACTTTAGGAACTGTCTTAACTGCTTTCTTCTTTGGAGCTACCTTCTTAGTTAGCTTGTCATACTCCATAGCTTTCTTAATTACTAGAACACTACGGTGGTCTGCTAACTGGTTAATCTCATCTGGTCGAAAGCCTACTGATTTAGCGTACTCTTGTACATCTTTTTTAACAGTAGATTTTTCATCGTTCCACTCAGGTAAAGCATCAACTAATCTAGAGTATTCTTGTTGGACAAAATGTGCTCTAGCTCTTGCAACTTCATCGGCTTGTTCTTGTTGTATTAGAACTTGCTGTTGTTGCACATTCTGTGCTTTTTCCTTTGCTTCTCTGTACTCATCTCTTTTGAGCATATACTCATATGGGTCTTCGTTTTTCAAAGCTGTCCAATCAGTAGCTTGATACTCTTGAAGTTTATTTGTCTGTTGCTCTTGCAACATTTGTAAGCCATTAGCGTACATTTGCCTCTCTTGCTCTAGTTGCATACGCTCGGACTGAATTGCTTCTGTCTCCTTACGCTGCTCAGCTAGTGCCTGAGACTTACGAGTATAGTCAGCCTGCCTTTGATAACCGTTTTTAAGTTCATCAATACCAACTTCTAATTCCTCTCCATCCACTTTAATAGTGTACTTCAAATCTTCTTCAGCTACTACATCATACTCTTCTTCTTCGGCTACCTCTTCTTCAGTTTCTTCTTCAGCTTGTCCTTCCTCTTCTTCAGATTCAGGGGCCTCTTCTTCTACCTCTTCAGCTTCCTCTGTATCCTCTACCACTTCCTCGTCAACAGGGGTTTCGGTTTCCTCGTTTGCGGTTTGCTCTTCTGAGTCCCACATACTTAGGATTTGGTTTGCAGCATCTTCTGCTGAACCTTGTTGTGCTCTTTCAAATCTACCTTCTTGGGTGTTCTCTACAGAATCCATAGGTTATCTCCTCTACTGTGTTAAAAAATCTTCTTGCTCCCTTTCAGCAAGTTTGCCTGTTTCAAGCACTGAAGTTATGTGTTGATTAACTAAATCTAGTGCTTTGATTGTTATGTACAATCTATCTCTTTCCACTTCTTCGGCAACTTTGGTGTCAAGTAAGTATTGTACTAATGCTTCTTTGACTGTGGCTAGAGCCTCTACATATAGAGGGTGTTCTAAAATTTGTTTAGCTTGGTCTGCCCTTGCTATTTCTTCTCCCTTCTTCCCCATACTAGTTTCCTATCTTAACTGCTCGCTCTTGGTCTCTCTCAAGTACAAGCTCTTGTTGTTTAAGTGCAAGTTCTGC